AAAGCTCGCGGGCACCAGCTGGGTCTGCCACAGTGCGGGGAACGACATTGTCTACTCGCTTCAGTTCTGTTCGCTGGCGCGCGGCATGCTCAAGCCGCGATTGACTTCGACGCTTTGGAAAAGACCATCGGCGGCAGCTCGCACGCTGGTGCCCGCCGGCGCCTTCACATCCACCGTCAGCGATGCGCTTCCGGTCACCACCCCGCCTCCGCCGTTGCCCATCACGCCGCTCTTGCCGGCTGCCGCGAGCAGCGATCCGGGCTTGCTCCGTTCGGCCTGCTGAAGCAACGCCAGGCCATTGGAGAGGCGCCTACCTTCGGAGTTGTCGCCGTATCGGATATGCCGATGCAGCGCCCGGTTCATCTCTTCCGGAGATTGCGCGTTAAGGAACTGGCGGCCCTGCGGCGTTTCGTTCAACTCCTTCATCAGGAAATCCATCTGAACGCCGGCGTCGGTCTCTAACTTGTGTTTTTGCGCGGCAAAGGTCTGCAGCGCCGCGCGCCGTTCCTTATTCCATTGGATCAGCCCGATGCCGCCTTCTGCGACATTGGGCCGGGTCGGATCGAAACCGGATTCCTGTTCGATATTGCCGCCCATAATCGCGGCGTGCGGGGCATCGAGCCCGCGATCGCGCAAGCCTTGGATAATCGACGCCGCACCGCCGACGCCGCTCGATCTGGTACGCGCCGAGGCTTCCGCCTGGTTGCGAGCGCCCCCGCTCGCCGCGATCTCACGATCGCGACGGGCCTTCTCATCGTCGGTGCTCTCGCCGGCCGGCTGCGGCTTGACGGTTTCGTAGAGCGCAAATCCTGCGGCTGCGAGTAAACCTACCGGCGTGGCCGCGAAAGCGGCGGTCGCGGCACGCAGCGCGGTCGCGACCTTGATGATATTAGCTGCCAGGCCGACCAGCTTGAGCGCGATCAGGCCTTCGAAGATCACCTTCCATCCACCGATGGCCTGCACGCCGGTATTGACGCCACGAATGGCCGAACCGATTTCTCGCACCGAGTCGGCGATGTTGCGCCCGATCTCGGCCTTATGTTCGGCAAAAAACGCTTGGCCTTGCCTGGCCAGTTCAGTCAGATCCGGCAGCAGATCGTTGCCGACGGTATTGCGGATGCCCTCGATTGCAGCCTTGAAATCCGACCAGTTGCTGACCCAATGTTCGCCAGCCTCGGTATCCATATTGCCGCGCAACTTCAGCGTCAGCTTGACGGCCTCCTCGAGTCCGAGATTCCCCTTCTGAAGCAGATCGACGAACGCATCTGTGCCGAACACTTCCTTTGAAAATGCCCGCGCCGTCGCCTCGCCGTGGACCTTCTTGACGTCTTCGAGCACCCGCAGGAAACTCTTGAGGGCTTTCTCGTTGCCCTCCTCGGTTTCCGGCGTCGACGACAGTTCCGTCGCGAGATCCCGACGCTGCGCCAGGATATGCGCATAGACCTCGCCGCGCTTGCGGCGGATCTGGTACATCGCCTGGGTGAACGTCTCCTCGCCCGCCCGGATCGCTGAAGGGTCGACGTGAAACTTGTCGGCGACGCCCTCTAAACCCCGGATGGTATCCGTCGTCAGCTTGACCCGCCGGCCGAACGCCGCGACGTCGCTGCCCTGATCGATAAAGTTCTTCAAACCTCCGACCAACGCAGCAACAGCGCCGACAGCGCTCAAACTCGACACGCCGATCGCGTCGATCGCCGGCGCGACCGCTTCCTTGGCGGTGTCCGCGACCTTGTTGAACTGCTCGTGAACCGTTTTGAAGTTATCCCTAAGCTGCTTCGAGGCCTGCTGACCACCTTTGCCGAGGCCATGCAGTGCGTTCTCGACCTTGCGCAGCGGACCTGATGCTTGGTCGCGGGCCGCGGCCACCATGCGCAGCACTTCTTCCTGGGCCATCTGGAATTAGTCCTCGGCGGCCGCTTTGGTCGCGGCGATCAATTCGGAAGTTCGCTTGATGGCGCGGTTGATTGACGAGATCGGCTTATTTAGAAAAACGTCGGGGTCCGTGCCGTAGAATTTCGCGAGTTCGTAACAATGCAGCGCGACATCGCTGCCCGCTACGTACGAACCCCGGGCACGAAAAAAGGGGCGATAGTCCAAGCGCAATTGGTCCAATCGCTGGCGCGCATCTTGCGGATGTAAGGCAGAGGGACACCACTCAATCGCGCAAACATGGCGTTCATTTTGGGCTCATCGAACAGGACCTTCGGTTCGCCGCGGCTGTCCGAGTCGATAATAACGGGACAACCTGCGATCTCGATATCTTCAGCGGTCGGCTCGCGAAAGACCAACCGAGACGTCGTTCCGATTCCCCGCATCCCGGGATCCTTTGAAGGAACCTTGAGTGGTTTGGATAGAGGAACGCCAACCGCTCCATCCGGCAATTCCTCTTCCGCCATAACTGCGTGAGCCGCGTGTTGAACTTTCGCGTTCACGACGCCACCAGCTCGTCACAGGTCAGGCCCTGGAACTCGACCGACACCTTGCCGTCGGCTGTGTCGATCTCGAACGGCGGCACAGACCAGGCGTTGGCCAACACATAGGTCGAACCATTGGCGAGCGCGCAGGTGATCGTCGAATCCGTGATGGCCTGCAGGGCCGTCAGGGAGAGGCCCGGTACGGTCGAAAAATCGCCCTTGATCGACGGCACCACGGGCATTTCGGTGTAGCCATCAACCTGCGTCTGCCCAGCAACGCCTTCCCGTTTGACGCTGGAAGGCGTCACGGTGAAGCTACCGCGCACTGCATACTGCACGGCGTCGACAGTCAGATAGAGTATGCCGCCAATTCTCTGGCCCATGGTTCAAAGCCCCTTATTTTATGGTGCGAGTGGGATGCGAATATCCGCGTGCGCCGCGGACCCGAAAGATGATCAGTTAAAAACGGTCGGGTACATCAGCCTGAACTGAGCCAGCAGGGTGAACTGGCGCAACTGGCCCATCAGCTGCGGCGGCCACAGCACCTGCAGGCGGTTAGGATTGGCCGGGTCGATCTGAACCACCAGGTTGGCGATGAAGGCCGCAACATTCGACATCAGGCCATTGAACTCCGCGGCGCGCGCCTGCGACACGAGCTCGGCCTTCGCCGCGGTCGGCGTCAGGATCGCCTGGCCGGGCCCAAAACGCGTGCCGTCCGGCGCCAGCTTGTGTCGTGGATATTTCGAGGTGATCGCCGACTGCATCGCACTGATCAAGGCGTCGAGATTGGAGAGCACGGTCAGCAGCGAGAACGCCGTATCACTCTGCCCTTCGGCGTTGAGCTGATACTGCGTCGATTCCCGCGCGATCGCCGGCACGCCGTTGGCGTCAACCGCCTGCACAGCAAGACCAGAGCCTGCCAGCGTGTTGAGTTCGGTCTGCGGGAAACGTCCAGCCATCGGTGCTGGAAGTACCCCCGTCAATTCCAGTGTCTGCAGCGGCCGGGCCGGATCGTCCAGGAACGCCTGCGCGATACCGAACGTCAACGCATCCGCATAGTCGTTGCGGTATGCCTGATAGATCCAGCCGCGCTGCTGGCGCTGATACGACCACCTGCCTGTTGACCCGAATCCGAATTCCGTCGCCCAGGACGCGAGGCTCGCTGTGTCGGTATAGGGCATGCAGACATGCTTGAAGGTCAGGCTGGCGATGTTAGCGATCGCGGTGGTGAAGTTCGGCACCCCGGCGCCGGCCGCCATCGGCACATAGGTGATCGCCATCGAGCCAGGAAGCGCCTGGCCGCCAGCCAGACCCAGATATGAATCGGAGATCTGGATGTCGTTGCCGGTGAGACCCGTCCATTTGCAGGTCAAATCAACCTTGGTGATAACTGCGCCATCAACGGCCGCGGTTACCGGCAACGTGGTCAGCGCGTTGATCGCGGCGGCGACATTGGTCGCGATCACCGATCCGGTGTCCGCAGCACCGATTCCGACCTGGACAAGTTGCCCGGCAATATAAAGCGAATAAGTCCCGGCCACAGTCGCGGCCGCGGTGATGTTCAACGATCCACCTGCAGGCGCACCACCACTCGGATCCGCGATCGGGATCGCCAAGAGCTGCTGCCCGGGATTGTTGTCGAGAAATTTTGCACACATGCCCGCCAGCATCGAGCCCACACCAAACTGCTGCTTAGCGACCGCCTTCGATCCAATAGGAATCGGGATGTTCATCGCCGCGATACCCACGGCCAACTTCTGTCCGATCAGCAGCACCGGCTGACTTTGCACCGAACCACCGGCCTGAGAACCATCCACGGTAAGCCAGAACAGCGGCAGCAGCCAGTTTTCGGGGATACCCGTATTAATGCCCGACATGGACGGTCCTCGCTAAGGTTTGGGTAAAATGAAGGGGGTGACGCGCTGTTGCGCGGCGGAATCGAAGACGGCTACTTAGCCTTGGCGTCGAACCCGGGTACGTCCTGAGACTTCTCGACAACCGTCGCAGGCTTTTTGTCCTCAACTTCGGCGGTCGGCCTGTAGGCCTTGGCGGGATCTTCGGTGAACGATCCATCCGTTAAACGCCGGCAGGTGAACGTGTCGTACGGCCACTCACTGCCTTCAATGAGCGGCTTGCCGGCGATCGGATGATGAGCGTTCAATGCGCTCGCCTTGGTCGGATAAACTTTGGTCATGTGGGCACCTGGTTGATCATGGTGACGGGATCGGCCGTTTCCGTAAGCTGATATACGGTCTGTATTTGCTCGAGCGGATTGATCGCGAATGGCGGCCAGTTGCTGCGGTAGCTGACGGTCAATTCGAGGCGCGCCTCGCACAACACAATCTCCGCCTCGCGCGGAAAGTGATAGGAAACGGAAAAACTTTCGACCGCCTCGAACAGTTCGAGCCAGGTCGAATCCGTGAACAGCGTCTGTTTGATCTCCTCGACCTTGCGCGTGATGCCGGCATCGAGCACGAGATCGCTTGTCGCAAGATCCACAATGGTGATCAGCAACCTCAGATCGTTGACGAACTTTGGCGCACCTACATTGGCATCGCCGTCCGTGCGACCGTTCTCT